GCGCCAAGCGTCAAGATCAAGGACAAGGATGGGCGAATCTCGGCGATGAACATCGACGAGTTTCAGAAGGAGATTGTTGCAACGCCAACCTTCGCAACCATCGTAGTAGGCAGCAAAGCGTCTGGTGGCGGTGCTACTGGACACAGTGTTTCAAACGGCGGTGCCGGGAAGAAGTTTGCTGATCTCTCTGAAGCTGAGCGTAGCGCTCTCTACAAAGAGGTTGGCCCTGAAGAATACCGCCGCCGTCGTGAATCAGGCCAGTAGGCCAAAGGCGGCATAGACCTTAATCCTTCCACTGAAAGAAGGCCGAAGCTATGTCAGTCGTCCAGTTGTCCGATGTAATCATTCCCGAACTCTTCCTTGAGTACGGCGAAGTCAATTCGCCGGAGCGCATCGCCTACTTGCAGAGCGGCGTTGTGACCACTGATCCATTGCTTGACGCGGCTGCGAATCGTGGCGGCCAGGTAACGACTCTGCCGTTCTGGAATGACTTGGACGCGACGGTCGAGCCGAACATCACCACTGACAACCCCGCTGACGTAGCGACTTCGCAGGGCGTGAATGCCGGCGACATGCTTGTTCGCATCGGCGATTATAACCAGCAGTGGAGCGCGGCGGATCTCGCCGGCATGCTCGCCGGTTCTGATCCCATGCGCCGCATCCGCGAGCGCACCGATATGTATTGGTCGCGTCAGTGGCAGCACAAGCTCATCGCTGTGGGCGAAGGTATCCGTCTGAGCAACATCGCGAACAACGCAGGCGACATGGTTTATGACGTGTCCTTGCAGGCAGCCGGCGCTGTGACCGATGCGAACCTGTTTGCTCGTCCCGCGTTCACCAGCGCAGCGTTCACGATGGGTGATCGTTTCGATGACGTGAAGGCAATCGCGATTCACTCGCGAGTGGCGAAGAAGCTCACCGATGAACAGCTCATCGATTTTGTGCAGCCTGCCGGCGTTCCGCTGCCGGTGCCCATGTATGACAACAAGTATGTCATCGTGGACGACGGCTTACCGATGATCGCAGATCCTAACAACGCAGGCACGTTCAAGTTCGTGAGCGTGCTCTACGGCCAGGGCGTGATTGGCTTTGGCAACGGGCTGCCGAAGGTGCCGGTCGAGACGTTCCGCTGGCCTTCACAGGGCAACGGCGGCGGTGTGGAAGAGCTGCACATCCGCAAGCGCTGGATCGTCCATGTGAACGGCTTCAGCTTCACCAGCGCATCGCTCGCAGGGCTGTCGCCTGTGAACGCGGAGCTGGCGACTGCTGCCAACTGGACCCGCAAAGTGCCCCGCAAGAACGTGCCGCTGGCCTTCCTGATCACGAACGGCTAAGCGCCCGCAACTTTACCTCCGCTCCGGGGAGTCACGCAAGCTCCCCGGCCTTTTTGGAATACCGCTGCAATAGGAGCAACAAGGATGGCTGACAACGCATTGCCTCAGTATGTCGGAGAATCGGTTATCTTCGGCAATAATCCGAACAATGATCGTGTGCATGCGCGCATCGCGGCTGACCGCGCGAAGCTCGCTACAAACGCTGCTGCAAAGGCAAAGGTTGCTGCGGATGCTGACGCTGCCGCTGCAAAGGCCGATGCTGACGCCGCTGCTGCTGCTGCCGCTGCTGCCGGCACTGACCCGAAGCCGCTTACCACTCCTCCCCCGTACAAGCCTCGCACCTAAAGGAATAGTCATTGGCGAGCATTCTCACTATCGAAGACGGATCAGCGAAGGCAGACGCGAACTCATACGTGTCTGCCGCTGACGCACGCGCTTATGCGTTGAATCGCGGCATCACATTGCCCGCTGCTGGCGATGCGACTGATCCAGTCGAGATTATGCTTGTGCTCGCCACTGACTACCTTGAATCGAGATCCTACATCGGCCTGCGAGCAACCGGCACACAAGCCTTGCAATGGCCGCGCGTTTTGACTCGGCCATATCGCAATTATCCGTTCTTTCCGATGGCTGAGGATTCTTATTACTATCTGCTGAATGTCGATCCGTCGTATTACGATTTCATTCCGGCGAAGCTGATCGCAGCGCAGTGTCAGCTCTGCATCGAGCAGCAGAACAGCATCACTCTTCTGCCATCAAAGCCAGGCGGAATCGATGGTCAATTCATCACGCGCACAAGAGTGGATGTCATCGAGACGGCTTACTCCGAAAAACTCGGCACGCTGTCAACGCCTGTTATGCCGGCAGTTGATGCGCTGTTGCGCGAGATCGTAATACGTGGCGGCGGCCAAGCGTCACTGCGGGCGGTGCGCGTATGAACGGCGTCCTCGCGAATGCGCTGAAGACTGTACAGCGGCAGATTGGTATTTACGGTGAGCAGATCCAATGGATGCAGGCGGCAGCGCCCACAGTAGCAGATGAAAGCAAGCCTTGGATCGCGACGCCAGGCGAGCCAACATCGTATCCGACATCCTTTCTGTTCACTTCGGCAGCCAACAATCCATTCCTGCAGCTGATTGCTGGATCAGAGGTTGTTGTCGGCAAGCTGCAAGGCATCATGCCTGTGGGCTCATTCGTTCCTGCTGCGACTGACAGTGTTGTACGTAGCGATGGCTCGCAGCTATCCATCGAATCCATATCGCCCCTTGCGCCTAGCGGCGAACCGCTCATGTATTACGTGGTATTCCGCAAATGATTGAATACGTCGCTGCGGAAGATGAAATTTTCGGCGTTGCTAATGTTGCATGGCTAGCAGCAGCGCCAGGATTGACGATTGTGTTCCCAGGCGTTTTGAAAGTCGAACCGCCGATTGATCAGATATACGCGGAGTGCAGTTTCGTAGTAGTGAAGGAATCGCAAGCAAGTCTAGCGAAAGTTAACGGTCTGAGCATTTACGAAGCGACCGGATTGCTTGCTGTTCAAGTGTATGCTCCGAAGGCTGATCCATCGTCGATGCGAACTGCTAAGTTGATTGCAAGCGCGGTGCGCGATGCTTTCCGTAAGCCGTCACCATCAGGCGAGATATGGTTTCGTGATCAAAAAGTTTCGCCTGTAAACGGCAACACTACGAAGAATCAAGTCAACGTCGTAGTTACCTGTACATATCGCATGCTCAAGTGAGGAAAGCAAATCATGCCAATTACCATCGACAGTAATAAAACAAGCCTATCGTATGCGGAAGAGGCAAGCCTTTCGACGCTGCCTGCCAATCCCACTTGGCATCCGCTTGAGCCGAACAGCTATTCCAGTTTCGGCGGTGATCTCAAGACAACGACACGCGAGCCGATCACTGCTACGCGCCAGCGTGCAAAGGGCACTGTGACGGATCTTGACGTGACAGCGGCTTTCAACACTGACGTGACGCAGGACAACCTTACGCGCTTGCTGCAAGGCTTCTTCTTCGCGAAGGCGCATGAGAAGTTCAAGACTCAGCCGATCAATGGCACTGCGATTGCGCTCACTGGCGCTGTGGCAGCCTCGCAGGAGATCACTGCGGCAGCCGGCCTTGGCGCGGTTGCCATCGACACGCTGATCAAGCCTAGCGGCTTCGCGAATGCTGCGAACAACGGGCTCTTTCGCGTGACCGCTGCTGCGGCTGGCGAACTCACGTTGGCGTCCTACGTCTCTGGCGGCGCTGCGGTGCCTCTGGTAGACGAAGCCGCTCCTCCGGCTGCTGCGCTGCTCGAAGCCGTAGGCGTGGCGCTGCATGGCGATGTGCTGCTGTATGGCCCTGGCAGCAATGGCGGTGCGACGATTCAGCCGTACCTTTCGTCGGCAGCCAACGTCGATTTCACGACTCTCGGCCTGTTGCCTGGCGAGTGGGTGTATCTCGGCGACGCAGACGACACGCTTGGCGATGCAGCCGCGACGGAATACAACTTCCTGAGTGCGGATGGCACCAAGCGCAATCGTGGCTACTGCCGCATTCTCAGCATCGCGCCAACGAAGCTCACGTTTGACATCGCCATCGGTGCGCAGACATGGGTGCAGGGTTCCGGCGCGAACGGATCGTGCCCGGTTCCGGCGTCTGGCTTTGTCAGCCTGTACTTCGGCACTGTCATCCGCAACGAGCCGGTTGCAGCGAACATCGTTCGCACTACGTACACGCTTCAGCGCTTCCTCGGCCAGAACGCAGACAATCAGAGCCAGCTTGAGTATGTATCAGGCGCGGTTCCGAATGAGTTTTCGCTGACCATTCCGTCGAACAACAAGCTCACTTCGGATCTCACCTTTGTGGGCATGGATACGCAGCAAGAGGCTATCGCTCAGTTGCCGGGCACCTATCTCGGCCTATTCAGCGAGCCTGCTTTCAACACGTCGCAGGATGTCTTCGCGCTGTTGCTCTACATCATCGACGCAGCTCAAACGCAGCAGCAGCCGTTGTTTGCTTACGCGACCGATCAGAAGATCACCATCAACAACAACACGAAGCCGAACAAGGCAATCGGTGTCGTTGGGGCGATTGAAGCGAGCGTTGGCAACTTCGATGTGAGCGGCACGCTTACCTGCTACTTCGATGACATTGCGGCGATCCAAGCTGTCAGGAACAACACTGACGTTGGGTTGACCAATATCTTCGCGAAGCAGAACAGCGGAATGATCATCGACTTGCCGCTGCTCACTCTGGCGATGCCTGGCGTGAAGGTCGAGAAGGATAAGCCGATCATGGCCGACATCACGCAAACCGCAGCGCCGCGTCCTGACGCGACGAACCTGCTGTACTATACCGCGCTTTACAACCAGTTCACCTATTTGCCGGCATCCGCAATGGCGGATTACGCCGGCTAACGACGCACAACTACCAGAGCAGGGGCATAACGCAGCTTGCCCCTGCATCTTTTCAAGCGAGAGGAAAAAGCAATGTCATTGTTTGAACAGTTCGCTACCAATCGGAAGGCAGAAGTCGAAGGCATTCCTGTTACATTCGGCGGCACTAACACGGACGGCACAGTGCCGACGTTCCGCATTGCGCGCATGGGCCGCTCCAACAAGCGGTATCAGAAGATGATCGAAGCAGAGACGAAGCCGCATCTGCATGCGATCAAGAATGACACGCTCGCGCCTGAGATCGACGCACAGATCACGCGCAAGGTATTCGTTCATACCGTCCTTCTGGGATGGGATAACGTCGCAGTTCCGCAAGTGTTTGGCACCGAAGAGAAGGTTCCGTTCACGCCGGATAACGCGCTTAAGCTCTTCGACGAAGAGAACGGCTTGCCGGAGCTGTACTACTCGCTCCGCGAGCAAGCGCAGAAGTTCGCTACCTTCCGCCAGGCTGACATCGAGGAAGACTCAAAAAACTAATAAACGTGCTGCTTTATTGGCATGAACAAGGGCCGATTCAGCAGCACGTTGCAGTGAGCGCAAAGCGTATCGGGCGAGTACCAGAGAAGCTGAATAACGTACCAGAGCTTCGATGGGGATTGCAAATGTATTGGGAAGCTTTCGGCGATCTCGATACAGAGCGCAATCATGGCATGGGATGGATGTACATACCGTGGTCATCAATCGTTCGATACGCTGAGTTTTACGAGCTGGATGACGAGCAAACCGATAGGTTGTTAACCCACATTCAAGCGATGGATCGCGCTTATGTGAAGCAGCTTATTGCAGATGCGGACGCCAAGAAAGGTAAGTAATGATAACGCGCAAAGCCATCACGACAGCCTTTGAAGTCATCACTGAAGATCGCAACGTTAAGACGATCACAGTATTTTGCCCGAATCGTCCGAGCGTATCAGTCTTCAGGATGCAGCGCGTCCGCGTCACTCGCGTTGCCAAGCACGACAACAGCTATCGCGTCGAGCTTGGCCGCTTGAACTATGCCGAGCTGAAGTATGTCGAGAGTCAGATTTCAAAGAAGCTCCGCGTTCCGACCATGTTTATCACGTACCGAAAGGCACGGTAATGCCTAGCACGTTCGGTGAAGTGGCGAAGCAAATGCGCGAACTTGCTGCCGCGCTTCCCGAACGTGCTAACGCACTGAAGCGCGAAGTTGCGCGCACTCTCAATTTTGATCTTTTGCAGACTACTCCTGTCGATACCGGCCAAGCCGTATCGAACTGGCAAGTAACACTAGATGAGCCTGCGCCAGATCCCCGCCCTACTTTCGCACCTTCGCCTGAAGGTTATATGAAAGATGGTGCATGGGTTCATCGTGTAGATCCCGAAGTGACAA